ATGGTAGGATTGGCGTATGCCAAGATACGCCTCTTTCGGAAGGCTGGACAGCCAGATCGTTGACGACGGTGATAGGGCTTTCCAACGCATAAATCAACGCCTTCGTCCCGACCAATTAAAACCGGGTGAAGTGGCGGTGAGCCAGAACGCCCGCATGGATGTGGATGGGGCTTGGCAAACCCGCAAGGGCTATAGGAATGTCTTTGCCACCATTACAAGTGGCGCTGGGGCTCCTGTGTTGCCAATAAATCTTCCGTTCGACTTGAACGACTCGGCTGTTAATGCAATTTATGGAACAGCCCTGTATTCCGATCCCAACACCGCCTCCACCGAATACATTGTTTTGGCTACCAACAGTTCGGCCAAGCTGGTAAACGCCTCCACCCTAGCCGCAACCACCGTCAACTATCCTGCCGGTAATACGGTGGACAGCAGTTGCGAGGTTGTTCAGGCGTTTGAAAAGCTGTTCATCTTCAGGAATGGGAAGGTGGCTATGCGGTGGCCGGGGTTTGTCCCTACGGTGACAGCAGCCGTGAGAATGGGCAATGAGGCCCGTCTCACCGTATCCGCCCACCACCATGTCCTAAAGGGCGACATCATCATTGTGTCAGGGCTCACCTTTGCGGGAGGCACCAATCCCAACGGCACTTTCACCGTCAAGAGCGTAACAGTCACCCAGATTCGCTACGACTGCGCTGGTAGCAACGAAACCTTTGGTGGTGTTTCCTCAGCCATCATCTCCAGCCAATTTGCCTTGGTGGATAATGGTGGTTATACCCAGCCATTGGTGTACGACGCAGCCTCCAACACCGATATTGCTGACGGCATTGTCACCGTAACAGCTAGTGGACATGAAATCCTAGTGGGAGACTTGGTTATTGTGTCAGACAGGGGAGAAACCGATTTAAATCCCCTTACGGAATATCGGGTGTATGAGGTGACGGCCACCACCTTTCTATTCAAGGCAAACGCCGCAGACGTCACCGGAGCCACTATTGCTGTGGGCAAGCGGCAGTCGATTGGGTTGGGGTATACCCATATGCCAGCTCCTCCGTGGGCTATCTACCACCAGCGTAGGCTCTGGATGCCGTTCAACTACGCCATGACGGGTACGTCTGGCACTCCGACCATCACCAATCGGAATACCAAGGACGAAATCATAGCTTCCGACATTCTGGACGAGAACACTTACGACCAGATTGAGAACCAATTCAGGATAGCATCGGGTGGGGCTGACTTTATTGTTGGCCTACAGCCTTTCGCAGAGGATAATCTTGTGGTATTTGCCCGCAACTCCATCCACTTGGTAACAGGAGTGGGTTCCAACCTAGGTAATGCCTCGGTGAGGGAAATAACTCGAGAAGTGGGATGCGTTTCTCGCAAGTCCATCGTTCAGGTTGGAAATCAAATCTTCTTCCTTTCGGACAACGGGGTGTATGCCGTGGACTTCGACCAACTCTACAATCTGCGTGGAGTGTCGGTCCCAATGTCTGAAGCAATCAATCCTCTAATAAAACGCATTAACGTCAATTATGCACAGAACGCCGTAGCCACCTACTACGACAACCGCTATTACATTGCAGTTTCGATTGATGGGTCCACGGTGAACAACGCCATCTTTGTTTACAACTTCCTTAATCAAGGGTGGGAGAGTTTTGATGTCATTGATGATGCGCGTTGGAACATCTCTGGGTTCGTGAGGGCTGGGGCCGGTGGAATCAATAGGCTCTACATTGTGAGCAAAGAGGGCGGCATCCATCTGATCGACGACTACATCACAGAGAATATCAATGACTATCAGGATTTCCTGTGTCTTGCCGTTGGATCGGCTGCTGCCTATCAGAACATTGAATCCAAGCTAACCACCCGTCAGTACACCTACGGGACGATGGATAGGAAGAAATTCAATAACTACGAACTTCATTTGGAGAGTGCTGAAAACATCCAATCAGATGCCGACTTGAGCATTGAGGTGGAAAACCCCGATTTCACTACGGATGAGGTTTGGTCTGTATCTGGAACATACGGATCAAGCATTCCATCAAACGAAGACCTGTCTTTGCGTGGAAGGCTTGGGAATAAACGTGGGTATGGCATTCAAATGACCATTGAGCCCACCTTTGGACGCCCCAAGGTAAGAGCCGTGAAGATCGGTGGTTCTATTGACAATGGGGCCATAGCCAACGCCGTCTAATGCCTGACATTACAAAAGGCTACACGTTCACCGACTCCAAGGCTGATTGGGCTACGGAGAAGGACACGGCCTTGCGCCTCAACAAGATGGTTGATGATGCCAAGGTGAACATTACTGCTGGTTCTGGTATTTCCGTAACAAGAACGAGCGGAAACATAGTCGTTGCCGCCACAGGTAGCGGAGGTACTGTAACTAGCGTCAGCGTTGTATCGGCTAATGGCGTTTCTGGCACCGTTGCCAATCCAACCACCACCCCTGCAATCACCCTTGCGCTTGGAGCCATCACCCCAACTTCTGTGGTTGCATCTGGGAGCGTAACAGGAAGCAATCTGAGTGGAACCAATACGGGGGATCAGACCATCACGCTTACGGGTGATGTGACAGGAAGTGGTACTGGATCATTTGCCGCGACCATAGCCAATGATGCTGTTACAAATGGTAAGCTGGCTAATGTTGCCACAAGTACCATCAAGGGGAGGGTTTCATCTGGAACTGGCGATCCTGAAGACTTAACAGGAACTCAAGCCACTACGTTGCTTGATACCTTCACAAGTTCCCTAAAGGGACTTGCCCCAGCTTCGGGTGGAGGAACAACCAATTTTCTTCGTGCGGATGGAACATGGACCGCTCCCTCTGGAGGAGGCACGGTTACTGATGTTTCAGTTGTATCGGCTAATGGCGTTAGTGGTACGGTGGCTAACTCAACCACAACCCCGGCTATTACGTTATCTCTTGGTGCTATTACCCCAACCTCAGTTGCCGCTACGGGAACGGTGACGGGAAGCAATCTAAGCGGAACCAACACCGGAGACCAAACAATCACGCTAACGGGTGATGTCACAGGAAGCGGAACTGGATCGTTTGCTACGACCATTGCAAACGGGGTCGTGACAAATGTTAAGCTGCAAAACTCAGCCATCACGATTGCAGGAACCAGCACTTCGCTTGGAGGATCAATAGCCCTAGATACGATTGATGGCATTTCGTCCAACGGGCTGATTGCCCGTACAGCAGCCAACACTAGGGCGGCTAGGACCATTACGGCTGGAACTGGAATCACCGTAACCAATGGAGATGGTGTGTCTGGCAATCCGACGATAGCCGCTACGGCTGTTGGCGTTCCTACAACCGGCAATCAATACTCAAGGTTGGTAAAGGACATATCTGGAACGATAACGTCCAATTCCCACATGAAGTGGGTTGGTCCAGACGTTTACAACGTCAAGGACTACGGGGCCGTTGGCAATGACAGCACCGATGACACTACGGCCATTGGTCTTGCATTTGATGCAGCCATAACTAACAACGGTACGGTTTACTTTCCACAGGGGGTTTACAAGATAACCTCATCCATAAGCAAAACCGTATCTGGAAGACTTGCCGTGATTGGCGTTGGTGGAGGCTCTTCAATCATCAGGCAGTATGGAAGCAATGCGGACGGGATTTCGCTTAGCGTCTCCAACAGTAAGAGGCAAATTCTAATCAAGGACTTGGGACTTGAGGCAAGGGTGGATGCCGCTGGTAAAGCTATTTACGTTGATTACACTTCTAGTCCTAGCTCACAGCACAACACAAGTTCCGTTGTGATTGACGGGGTGGAAATAACTGGAGAGAACATTGGTGGATCGCCAGCCGTCAAATACAGTTGGGCTAATGGGATTCACTTTGATTGGGTTCACAACGGAACCATAACCAACACATTTATAGCTGGTAAGGATGGGGAGTACGTCGGAAGGGCGGTTTCCTACACGGGGGTTTGCGTCAACAACACCATTCACAACTGCCAGATGAACTGGTGGAAGTATGGCATTTGGTTTGTCAATTCAAACAGCTCATTTACTGAAATAACCGACGGTTCTCAACGCAACCACGAAGGACTGTTTGTAAACCAAGTATGGATGGTTCCAGTTGAGCACGGCCTGTATATCTCTGGTGATGCCAACTTTCAAGGCTCTGGAGGGGCTGGAAGCAATGGAAGAACTTGGGACGAGGGCCGAATCACGTTGGTCAACATGGTTAATAGCCACATTGACTCACGAAACGAGGGGTATGCCCTTTACATCAAAAACGCCAATAGCAACCATATAAACTCGTGTAAGCTAATTGGGGAATCAACCGCATACCTGAGCAGGTGTTACGAAAGCTCTTTCCTGAACAACACCTTTTTCACGCCAGACGGATACAACATTGACTTTGTGGCTGGAACCTACGGCAGTTCTTGTGTTGTGGCTGGAAATGTATTTCGCGGTGGAAGTGGTGTCATCATCAGGGATGACAACAAGTACATCAAGGTTTACGGAAACGTAGCCCAGCTTGCCCTTGATGTCACCGTAAGCAACACGGGCAACGAAGCCGCAAACAATTCAGTTGGAACCGTAGGAAACTAATCTAACGTAGTAGAATAAGCCATGCCTATCCTATCCAAGGGTTACACCTTTACCTCCACCGAGCAGGTTACTTCCACCAAGCTCGGCAACCTCGTTGACAGCGCAACATTTGCATCCGGTGCGGTGGATGGCTCCACCACAGAGCTTTCTGGCGGCTCCATCATCGTCAAGAACGGTGGAATCACCCCCACCAAGCTGTCCACGGGTGGACCTAGCTGGGATGGGTCAAGCAACCTCACCGTTACTGGTGCTTTGACGGTGAGCAGCGCGACGGACAGCAGCGATAAGGACACCGGGTCCATCATCACGCAAGGAGGTATTGGTGTTGAAAAGAGCGTTTCGATTGGCGGCAATCTCAGCCTTACCGGAACTTCTACTTTTACCGGCAACGCCACATTTGCGGGTCAAATCATCCGTTCTGGCACCTCCTCCGACCGCACCGTCCAACTTAAGACGGGTTCAGCGGCTCCCAACGCCATCAGCTTTGGATGGGATGGGAATAACAGCGACTTGCTGGTTACGATTGACGGCACCGAGTTCAAGGTGACATTAACAGCGGTGTGAGCCCCATAGAGGAAGCCAAAGCCTACTACCAATCAAGGGGGTGGAGCTTTGAGCAGGACTTGGGCTACTACCTCTGTCATGGGTACGTCTTCTCCACGCCCGACAGGCTTCTTCTGGCTAAGCCAGTAAGGAAGGAGATGGGGCAGGATGATTGGCACCCAGCCAATCCAGATTGCTGGTATGTTCATTACGCTGCTGGGTGCAACGCTTTGGGTTGGTTTGTCTCACAAGCACCCTACTATCTTCCTTTCATGGGATGGACCAGAAACAAGGGGGCCGACAGGTTCAGGGCCTACCCTACAACCCTTCTATGTGCTAAACTAGCTCGTAAAGATCATGGCTTCCGTTAAAACTCCCGCCGCCCCGCCTCCTCCACAGCCTGTGTCTATGGCGGATGAGTACCGCCGGTCAGCCGAGATGATGGCTGATCCCGAGCTTCAGAAGCGGATGCTGGATGTGGAGCGTCAGCTTCGCCCTGCGTATGCGGAGCTTAATCTGGCCGACCTCCGCACCTATATGGGCGGGGTGCTTGGCTTGCAGGAGCAGTCTGCGCGTCAGTCGGGTCGTCTGGAGCGTGAGATTTTGGGAGCCCAGCGTGAGGCCGACATTGCCGCTGTTGAGGCTATGGGTGGGCGGGCTACGGCTGCTTTGCGGGCTGCTGATCCATATGCCGCCCGTATGGCTGAGCTTAGCCAGCAAGCTGCGGAGCGGGCTTATGCCCAATCTGAGCGTGTTACCCCTGAGCAGATGCGTTCTGCCCAGCAAACAGCCCGTATGGCTGGGTTGGCGCGTGGACGCATTGGAGACGAGTCTTCTGTGGCTGCGGAGATTCTTGGCCGTGAGGACATCATGGCCCGCCGTCGGGCTGAGGCGGCTCAAGCTGGGCAGTTGGCCTTTGGGATGAATCGGGCTATTAGTGCTGATCCGTTCCAAGCCATCCTAGGGCGTCAGTCCGGGGCCTTGGGATATGGGGCTCAACAGCAAGCCTTCACCCAGCAGCTTGGTGGACAGGCTATTGGTCCGCGTGCTGTGGATTACGGGGCGGGACTCAATCTGGCGATGCAGAATCAGGCCAACCTTGGTCGCTATCAGACTGCCATCTATGGCTCTCAGGCTCAGGCTGCGGGGGCTCAGGCTGCGGCCCGTGGTCAAATCTTTGGTAGCCTCCTTGGAGCCGCTGGTACGGCTGCGGGTGGTGGATTCTTTGGCCCGGGGTTTGGTGGTTAATCTCTAAAACTATGGCCGTTGCAACTGGAACCCAGATTCGTCCCGAACTGTCGGCTGTTGACTACACGCCGTTCTTACAGGCTGCTGGGC